GTTTTTTTGGAGTTTGTATGGCTAATCCTACTGCCGCTTCTGTTGATGTTTTGTCTCCTGAGGAACGTATTCTCGTTCGTAAGGGTCTAGAGTTGCTTGCTGCTTCTTTGAAGCGTCAATCTCGTTCTGCATTGAACCCTGATGTTGCTGCTATTTACGAGCGCAACGCTTCGCAGGTTAATGCTTTTATTTCTAAGTTTGCTTGATTGGAGTTTTTATGAATTTCGTTATTGTGTCCGTTAAGGATTCTGCTGCTCAGGCTTTTGGCCGTCCCATCTTTGTTCCTTCGAATGCTGTCGCCATTCGTTCGTTTCGTGATGAGGTGAACCGTAAGGATTCAACCGATGATCTATCCCGTCATCCTGACGATTTTGAGCTGTATCAGCTCGGTGTTTTTGATGATGCTACCGGCGTCATTGAAGTTTTTGAGCCTAACTTGTTGGCTCGTGCTAAGGACTTGAAAGAGTCCTGATCCTGTGCTGTAATGCACTTAGACCAGTTTTCTACTTGATGTAACTGGTCTAGGTGACACCTTTTTGGTGTCTCCTTTCTTTGTCTAACTTTGGAGCTTTTATGACCCCCGTTTCTCGTCATTCTGTAAACAAGCATCGATCTTCTCGTTCTTTTAATCGCAACACCCGCACCGTGGCTAAGGCTAACATTGCTGGGTCTCCTATGCGTGGCGGCTGGCGCCTGTAATGCCTTGTTACCATCCCATGCCTGCAGTCCGCATGGTGGATGGCTCTGTAAAGTTTGTTTCTCGTAATAAAGCTGGTGTAGATGGTACCCTTGAGCTACCCTGTGGCCAATGTATTGGATGCCGCCTTGAGCGATCTAGGCAGTGGGCAATGCGTTGTCTCCATGAGTCCTCTTTGTATGACCAGAATTCTTTCATTACGCTCACTTACGATGAATCGACTATCCCACCAGGCGGCTCGCTCTGGTACCCTGATTTTCAGAAGTTTATGAAGCGTCTCCGCAAATTCACTAAGCGCCCCGTCCGTTTTTATATGGGTGGTGAGTATGGTGAGTCCACGGCTCGTCCTCATTATCATGCCTGTTTGTTTGGGTACGATTTTCCTGATAAGGTATTTTTCCGTAAGTCTTCCTCGGGTGAGAAGCTTTATACGTCTGCTATTCTTGAGAGGTTATGGCCCCATGGACTATCTTCTGTTGGCGCTGTCTCTTTCGAGTCTGCCGCTTATATTGCTCGTTATTGCGTCTCCAAGGTCACGGGTGATCTTGCCGAGTCTCATTATTCATGCCCTGAGTATGTCGATCCTGACGGCGTTATCTGTCAGGCAGTAACCCCTGAATTTAATCATATGTCTTTGAAGCCCGGCATTGGTGCGCGGTGGCTGTCTAAGTTTGAGACTGACGTTTTCCCTCGGGATTATGTTGTTATCAACGGTGTTAAGACTCGCCCTCCCAAGTACTATGACACGCTTTTTGAACGTGAAAATCCAGAGGTTTTTTCTGATATTGTTGCCCAGCGTGAGCTGGATGGTTATTCGTCCTTCTTGTCTGGTGAGCAATCTTTGTCTCGTTTGTTCGTTAAAGAGCAGGTTCACTCTGCTCAACTTTCTCAACTCAAAAGAGGTTTTTTATGATGCATCGTAACCGTTCGGTGGACCCTCACAAGTTCGCTATGATTCCTCGCGCGGATATTCCCCGTGCTTCTTTTAATCGTCAATTTACCCACAAAACCACGTTTGACGCTGGATTTTTGGTCCCTGTTTATGTCGATGAAGTTTTGCCTGGCGATACCTTCAATTTGAAGATGACTGCTTTCGCTCGTTTGGCTACGCCTATTTTTCCCACTATGGATAATATGCACCTTGATACTTTTTTCTTTTTTGTTCCTAATCGTTTGGTTTGGAATAATTGGGTTAAGTTTATGGGTGAACAGGATAATCCTTCTGATTCCATTTCTTATGTGATTCCTCAGCAGGTTTCACCTGCTGGTGGTTATGCTATTGGTTCTCTGCAGGACTATATGGGTTTGCCTACTGTTGGTCAGGTGACTGCCGGTCAGACTGTTTCACATTCTGCATTGTTTACTCGTGCTTATAATTTGATTTGGGATGAATGGTTTAGGGATGAAAACCTTCAGCTTTCTGCTGTTGTCGATAAGGGCGATGGCCCTGACGCCACGCCTTCTACTAATTACATTTTGCGCCGCCGTGGTAAGCGCCATGATTATTTTACTTCTGCTTTGCCTTGGCCTCAGAAGGGCGGTACTGCTATTACGTTGCCTTTGGGTACCTCTGCACCCATTAAGATGAATGCAACATCTGCCTCTAATAATATAGTTACTTTGCGTGACGGTAATAACGCTTTGCGTGATGTTTTTTCTGGTACTACTGGTACTGGTTCATATGTTAATTTTGGTGCTGTATCTACCAATCCTAACTCTATGTATGCTGATTTGACGCAAGCAACGGCTGCTACTATTAATCAGCTTCGTCAGTCTTTTCAGATTCAGAAATTACTTGAACGTGATGCTCGTGGTGGTACTCGATATACTGAGATCGTCCGCTCTCATTTTGGTGTTATTTCTCCTGATGCTCGCCTCCAGCGTCCTGAGTATTTGGGTGGCGGCTCTAGTCCTATTATCATTAATCCGGTAGCTCAGACTTCTGGCACTGGTGTTACTGGTGGT